GACTAAAATGTAGTTTCCTGTTCGAAGAACCTGTAATAAATTTGGCAGAGCTTCTCTCTCTATTTCGCTCCATTGAGCAAATAGGTCATTAAATTTTATTATCATCTAGAATCTCTGCAATCTTTAGGGTAATATCTTTGTTGTTATGTCTATCTTTTAAAAAGGCATCAATACTTAGTTTTAGCGGCTGTTGCTGTGTTATTGGATAAACTTTTGAACCGTCAATAATAATTTCTTGATTTATATCGTTCCAGTAGACTGTTGCTTTTTCAAACACAAAATAGCAGTCTCTGTTCTTTACTGGGTGCTCCCAACTAGTTTCGATTGTGCAAGAAACATCTTTTACAGTAAAAATACCAAAGAAACTGTCGTGAGTTTGTGACAGCGGATTCATTCTGTAGTGGTTAGTTTTAACGCTCTTAAATGTGCTATCTGTGCCTAGTATGTGTAGCAGTACTGACACGTCATGAGACGCTAAGTCATAAAAGCAATTAACATCTACTCTAACAGGTCCTTTGTTTAGGCGTTTCATACTAATAGCTTTTAGTTTTCCTAGCTCATTTGTTGCTACTAGTTGTTTTATATAGTTTACCTGTTCATTAAAGGTAAATAACCAATCCACAAAAAGTAGTGTGTTAGTAGTCTCTGCTAGTGCATATAAGTCTTTAGCCTGCTCAAAGGTAATAGTTAGAGGTTTTTCGCAGAATACGTTTATGCCTCTAGCTAAAAAGTTTTTACATAAATCATAGTGATAAAAACACGGTACTGCAATAAAAACGTCTGTGCAGCTATATAAATCTTCTATGTTTTTTGTTACAAAAGACTCTGTTGCTACAGGGTCGTACACTGTGATTTTAGCGTAGGATGTTTTTAGATTCTTATACAGTATTCTACCCCAGTAGCCGAAACCTACTAAACCTATTTTCATTCTTGATACCTAGCTTTCAACTGTAAAAATCTATCTGTTTCTGTTTTTAGCATATCTTCAGTAATACTATTTCTGTCTAGCCCAATGACATTCTTTTTTAGTAGTTTTGCGGGATTTCCTGCAAAGGTATAGCCGGGAGTTACACTAAGTTTTTTTGGAATAACTGCACCCATTCCTAGCATAGTGTACGAACCTATTACTTGAAACTGGTGAATTAAGACACCTAACCCTAGCACAGCTCCTGACATTATATATACATGGCCAGACAGTATTGTCTGCGTAGAGAGCCTGACGTTATCTTCTAAAACACAGTCATGGTCAATATGACTACCTACCATTAAGTAGTTACTATTACCTATTTTAGTTTCTTTAGACCAGGAGGTAGGCCTATTTATTGAGCAGTGTTCTCTAAATATATTATTGTTTCCAATAACAATTTTTCCAGACGATGCTTTTCTCGGATGCTGAGCATCTTCTCCTATGCAAACATAAGGACCAATCTTATTGCCTGTACCAATCTCTACATAATCCCAGTCTATTACAGCTGTTTTGTGGATTAAGTTACCTTTTATCTCTACATAGGTGCTCATGAGTAAACTTTAATAAATTTTTATATTGACTTTTGATCTGTTTCTGACTATATTATAGGTATTACCAGTCAGGCTGACCGATATCAATAGACTCATAAAGTTCTTTCCAGTTTATTCTAGGTGTTAAGTGATAGGCTGTTAGGTGTGTAGCCATACCTGGAATAGGAGCTAGAGCGCCTTCTTTAATATAGGCTTCCCAAGTAAAGCTATCTGAATTATAGAGAGAGTTTTGTTTCAGCAGGTGTATATACTTTTGCCAAGTTTTACCTAGAGCGTTTACTACTCCAGTGCCCGATGGAACTGTTCGCCAATGAGAGTACCTATTTAATAGAATAGTAGTATTTCTGTCTCTATCAAGAGTATAACGGTCTGGATAGTCGTAGGCTAGAACAAACCCTGTCCAACCATCTTCGTAAACTGACTTGATAGCTCGAAGTGCATGAGGCAAATGTAAGAAGTCGTCATTGCAGAGATAGTGAATTTCATCAGGAAACTGTTTTGTATACTTATCCATTACTGCAGCTAGATTTAGGAAGTTACTTCCACGCTTGTCTAGCCCGATATCTAAGTGCGTTAGCTTACTAGTTTCATCAGAAATAGGACACTCTTGAATAATTACGTTAGGAGTAGCACTGTGAGCCTTCAACCACTCAAGAGTGCTAGGTCTCACCTTGTCCCACAAAATAATAAAAGTGTCATTTGCCTGAATAGAAGGTTGCAGCGACAAAAAACACTTTCTAATAATTTCTCTCTTATCTTTATTTTCCCAACGAGGCACAAAACTTAGTGTTTCTTGCTTTTCACAAACTCTAAAATATATAATCATATCAATACCCAATAAAAAAATAGTGCTCAAAAGTATGAGCACTTTCAATTATTAATATAAATAAAATATAGGAATCGTGCAAGCAAAAATTTAAATTTTTTGCTGTCTACTTTTATTTGTGTTTTTACGGGGTGGAAGCTCCTTAAGCAACTGTTCCATTCGTAGTTGCTGTTTTCGCTTAGTTCTCATTTCACTTCTAATACGTTCTTCACGTCTGCGTTGTCCTTTGCTCTTAAAGTACTCACGCTCTCTAAGCTCTTGATATAGACCTTCTCTATTAAGTTTGCGCATGAGAGCTTTGTAACTGCGCATTGGGTCTCCGTTATATTTTTTAGTATTGACTTGCATTATATTCCTGACTCTTGTACCCATTGTAGTACCCGACCAAAATCTTGTTTACCATTAAGACTGTAGCCAAGTTTATTATTCTTTAAGATAGCAAAACTTGGAGCGTACTTTACTGAGTACTCTCTGCTAGCGCTTTCAAAATCTAGAGTTTCTGCCGGATAGCCTAGTCGAACTAGTTCTGCTACCTGTTTTTGAACCACTTTTTGTGTTAAGCTGTCGTAAATTCCAATTATTCTCATTGGGCACCTCACAACACTAATTATACTAGGAAAAAATATAAAGTCAAATAAAAAATTGAGGAGAACCAATCATGGCTCAAAAAGGATTAAATACCTGGAACTTTCAACAAGTAGTGCGAGAATCTCCTAATATAGCTAAGTGGAATCCTAACTTAGCTATTGATTGGATGGAAGATGTTCGCGCGCATATCCAAAACGACGTTCAACTAAAAAGTTGGAACCAATCAGCAGAAAAAATTAACTTTACAATTGACTTTTTGGAAAAATCTGGTAAAGTGAAACATGAAGAATATTGGGGACATAGATTAGCAGAGTCCCGACGTATAAAACTTAACTTAACCCAACCTAAAGGAAACAAATGAACTTCTCTACCTTTGATATTGAATTCTTTGAACTTGCTAACTCACTGAAAACTACTCTCAACGTAGAAACTCTGAAAAAGAGTCTACTTAAACTTAACAATCCTACTTACTACTCTAAGTTTACTTCTACTCATCCAGCTAGTTCTTACGGATATTATCAAAAAAAGACTATTAACCCACTGCTGAAAGCTATTTCAGCTATGTTGCAAATTCTGAAGTCTACAGACTCAGATGAACTCAAGCTGCGTCAACTGCAGCAAGAGTACGCTTGGGCCTTCCATCATTATTCGTGGTATCAAAACCTCGAGAAACAAAATGCCTGAAGGCCCTGAGTGCACAACTGTAGCTGTTCAGCTTAACTCTATCCTAAAAAACGCATACCTAACTGATGTAGACATTCTTTCTGGCAGGTATTTAAAGTCTCTGCCAGAAGGGTATGAAGACTTTACCTCTCGTTTGCCTAGACAAATTCTTAGTGTAAACAACAAGGGTAAGTTTATCTATATGAGCCTAGAACAAGACCATTACGTATTTATTACTCTTGGCATGTCTGGCTCTTTTAAAATTTCAACTAATCCTTATGCTCGTGTTAGGTTTGACTACCTACACGATTTAGGAGATATTCAAGTTGAAAGCCGTGTTTACTTTAGCGATATGCGTAATTTTGGTACTCTTAAGTTTATACGCGGTACCAGCGAGCTAAATCGTAAGCTTTTGGCTATTGGTCCTGATATGCTTAACGAGCCTTGCAGTGAAGAGCAGTGGTTAGATATTGCGGCTCGACATAAACGTAAGAGTCTAGTGAACTTTCTCATGACACAGAGTGTCGTCAGCGGAGTTGGAAACATCTATAAGAGTGAAAGTCTTTTCCTAGCTCGTTTGCATCCAGCTAGGCTTGTGTCATCTTGTTCTAGAGAAGAGCTACTAACCCTGTATAATGCCGTAGTGCAAGTGCTTAGAACTGCGTATGAAACGGGAGGTTCAACTATTCAGAGCTATTCCGATATCTACAATTCTGAGGGTAAGTATGTAAGATACGCTTCTGCAGTAAAAGAAATTGCAGATGCTCGACTTGGTAAGGTAATGGTATACGGGCAAAAAATAGACCCGTATGGCAATGCTATTAGTCGTATTACTCTAGACGACGGTAGAACTACGCACTTCTCGCCAGTTTTACAAAAATAGTTTTTGACTTTAAAAGGTTACTACTATATAATAATAGTATAACTAGGAGAAAGCCTATGGACGAACTCTCTAACCTCAGAGAAGACTTAAAAGATATCTCTAAGCGTCTGCAACAAGCTGAGACTACTCTTAAAGTAGAAGATGCAACTCGTGCAGAACGCCATCAAAACATGATAGAACGTTTTGAGAGGTTGGAGAATCGTCTAGATACCTTAGAAGAGCAAATCTCTACAGATATGGCAGAAATTCTGCGGCATATTAGTGCACTGCAAGAACTTGCAACTCAAGGTAAAACTAGTCTTCGCACCCTTTGGGTGATTGGAGGTTTAGTGACTGGCGGTTTAGCTCTTTTAGCCTCTTGGTTGAAATGATAGAACAAAACTTAGTAGACTACGTAAAAAAAATTTTATTGTCTGACCCGGTAGATATTTTCTACGAGGAACAAGAGTCTATTAGCCATAGCTCTTTTGAATTAGTAGACCCTCGAGAAGTATCAGATGACGACGATGAAGATGAAGAGTATGAAGAAGACGACGAAGATTTAACTCGATACATAGGTAGTGTTAATCTTTTTGTTGCCGCAGCTTTGGTGTGTGACGAAGTCACGCATGGCCGCGCCCTTCAAAAACTAAATAAAGCAGATTCTGCTAAATTCGAATCTGCCTGGAGATTTCTAATAAACCAGCTTAAAGAAGAGCGATTTATTAGAGAAACTCAACTAGTAGCTCATAGTAAGATTAAGCTAGTAGTTGATAATGATAAGCTGCCAAATTTTGGGGCTTAATATATTTTCTTGCTTAAAAAAGGAGAAAGCAAATGACAGGCTTAACTGTAAATACATTATTTCCGCGCTCAGCGTTTGTAGGTTTTGACCACCTCTTAGATGAACTAGATAGAGTAGCAAAACAAGCAAACGACCATTACCCCCCTCATAATATCGTAAAAACAGGAGAGGGAGAATACCTTATCGAGCTGGCTATTGCAGGCTTTAATAAAGATGAACTCACTATTGAAGTCAAAGATAGAACTCTAGTTGTGAGAGGTGAGCACGTTTCACAAGGTCGCCAGTATATTCATCGCGGAATTTCTACTAAAAAGTTCCAGCGCACCTTTAGGCTGTCTGAACACGTTCACGTTAGCGGAGCAGACATTCAGGATGGCATACTTGCAATTCAATTGAAGTACGTAATTCCAGAAGAAATGCGTCCTCGTGTAATTCCAATTGGTAAAAGCGAGGTAGTCACACATGACACAATTAGTAACAGCACTAAACAACTATCTTCAAAAACCGCTCTCTGAAGCAGTTACAGGTAGTTATATGAAAATTCTTAATCTTTTTGAAGCGTTTATGAGCTCAAAACTTATGAAAGCTTGGGAAGAGTACGCTCGTAATCGAGTTCTGAGTCATGAAGCTCAACATACTATCAAAGAGCTTTCTAGACTCTCTGATAAAGAGTTAAATGATATCGGTATTACTCGATCACAAATTCGCGATGTAGCTTATCAAACCGTTACATATCGCTAAGGGTTGCTACTTAATAAGCACGCGAGGGGCTACGGTTAGCCCCTCGTTTTTTCTTGAGGTCTAAATGAAATATTTAATTTGGGTAATACTATACTTATGCACTGTAGTAGCCAGTTCTGCTAGTTTTGTGTTCCCGCTGGGAGACGCTAACGTTTGGTATACTAGTTTAGTTAGTCCCTCTTTTTCTCCCCCTAATTGGCTATTTGGACCTGTATGGACTATTCTATATCTTTTAATAGCAACTAGTGCATGGAAACTATTGCATAGTAGTCCTCACAAATATACCGCACTAGCTATTTCTCTCTGGGCTTTACAAATGGGTCTCAACACTATCTGGACTCCTGTATTCTCAGGCGCTGAAAATCTTGAAGCAGCATTTTACTATATAGTTGCTCTCTGGCTATCTATTGTTAGCTATGTAGTAGTGGCTTGGAAAGTAAATCGTACCGCTAGCTTAATGTTTATACCTTATCTTGCTTGGGTAAGTTTTGCCTCCTTACTCAATTATAACTATTGGCTATTAAACTAACACACAACACAGGAGAATTAATATGAATGAATATATGACAAATATGTGGATTGATACAATCCAGAATGCAAAAACTTCATGGGTAAACACTTGGGTCAAAGACAAAGAAATTAGTAAGCCTCTCCATGATTTTATTGCCGCACAAACACAATTTACTAAAATCGCAATGAAGTCTATTGCTGCTTATTCTAACGCAACTGGTGAAGCTATGGCTAGGGCGATGAAATGAACAAGAACCCTTTTGAGATTCGCGGAGAAATTCTTCAACTTGCCAAGGAATATATGGATAAGCAAGCTGAAATGAATATGATTTATGCAGAAAAAATGCAAGCTCTTGGTAAGATACAGATTGATGAATACATGAAAGCTTTTCAGCCATACTCTTTTGATGATATGATGAAAAAGGCTATAGATATGTATTCTTTTATTTCTACCAAGGACAAAAAAGAGTAACACCATGTGGCCCTATACCGATGAAGAGGCCTACGAATTATTTGAAAAACCGCTCTTAGCGTATAAGAAAATAATAGCTAATAAGTAAGATAAACCAAAGAGAGCTAACGTTCTCTTTGGTTTTTAAATTTTTTGATTGCCAAAGTATAAATATTATGCTAACATATAATCAGTGTAGAGAAATAATTAACATAGACTCTCCTTCTGGTCGAGTGTACACTACTCCCGAAGGAACCTTTCCTAGCATTACAACTATGCTAGGAGCTACCGCAAATAAAACTTGGTTACAACGGTGGATTGATAGTATAGGAGAAGAAGAGGCTAACAGAATAAAAGAGGCTGCCGCAGAGCGTGGTACGATACTTCACAATTACCTAGAGCGTTTATACGAAGAGTATGACTGTCCCACCAAAGAGCAAGCCAAAAGTTTTATAGCTTCTTCTGGACTTAATGAAGAAAAACCCTTTATTAGAACTATGACCGTAGAGCTAATAAAACATCTACTTGCCAATAATTTTCGTTCAGTATCACAGGAATTTGTGGTATGGGATTCAGAACTTAAAATAGCTGGTAGGTGTGACGGGGTTGGTTACTGGAATGATAAGTTAGTTGTAATAGACTACAAAACTTCTAGAAAAAAGAAAACAGTTAGCCAGATAAAAGACTACTATTTACAAGCTACTTTTTATTGTACCGCGCATAATAAGTTATTTAATACCCAAGTAGATAGATTTTATATACTTATGGCTGTTGAAGATGGGTCTTCCACCGTGTTTACGGGAAGTCCGCATCATTATTTACCCGAATTAAAATATAGAATAAAGAGTTATTATGCACTACACAGAAATACTTGAGACTCATTTTGGCAAGCTCATTATACTAAATACTGATACTAATCAAGGTCTCTATTATAAAGAACATAGAAAACATATAGACCAGTCTCATTTAGATAGATTAAGTGCAATTGTTAGGGACATGCCAGCTCCTGTTATAGTAGATGTTGGCGCAAACTTAGGATGGTTTTCTTTTGAGTTAAAGCACGCTAACCCTAATAGCACTGTTATCTCTTTTGAACCGCAGAGAGCACTGTACTACATGGTATGTGGTTCTATAGCGTTAAATTGTTTTTCGAATATGTTCTGTCATCAGTTAGCTATAGGTAACGAAGATTCAGTGATTCCTGTACCTATTTTTGACTATTCTTTAGTATCAAACTATGGTGGAGTGGAGATTGATCCACAAAAAAATAACAAAGAGTACATCGGCCAAACAACTTCTACATACGAAGCAGTTCCGGTAAGAAAATTAGATTCTCTAAACTTTGAGAGGCTAGACTTGCTTAAGATAGATGTTGAAGGCATGGAGGAAAAAGTTCTTTTGGGAGCCATAGAAACAATTAAAAGATGTAAGCCTATCATATTTATTGAGTTTTTAAAATCTGATGTGCCTAGACTGCGAAGACAAATAGAGAGTCTAGGATACGAGATTAGAGAGACGTTAACCGAAAACTTTTTATGTTTCCCGGTGGATAGGTAATTAATGAACAAGAAAAAAAGCATTGTCGTCGAACCAAAGAATAAAAAACAGCGTGAGTTTATTAGCGCAGTAACAGAAAAAAATGTTATCTTTGCTACAGGAGCTGCGGGAAGCGGAAAAACTTTCTTAGCAGCAGCTAAAGCACTAGAATACTTAGAATTCGCATTTGTAGATAGAATTATTATTGTACGCCCTGTAGTTGCTACCGAAGATATCGGGTTTCTGCCAGGCGATATAAAAGAAAAACTAGACCCATACTTATTACCTCTTATGGATGCTTTTATTAGTCTTAGCAACCCTAGAAGAGTTCAAGACCTTACTCAAACAGGCGAAATAGAGATTGCACCTTTAGCCTTTATGCGTGGTCGCACTTTTTCAGACGCCTTTATTATCTTAGACGAAGCGCAAAATACTACTATCGAACAGATGCGAATGTTTTTAACTCGTTTCGGTGAAAACGTTAAAGTAGTAATTACTGGTGACTTAACTCAAAGCGATATAAAAGGCACTAACGGATTACAGTGGGCTATTGAAAAGCTAAAGCTGTGTGAGAGTGTGCATATTATTCGTTATAACAATTCTGACGTAGTTCGTAGTGCTCTTGTTAGAGATATTTTAAAATACATAGATTCAGATGATAAAAGTAAGACGGCTCTCGAGAAGCCAATTTCAGCGATTATTAGACCAGCCTTTATCGGAAACGGACAGGAAGAAAGTTATCAGCTTAATTCGAGCTCAGCGTAGCTATCCTCTGCTAACTCTTCCTAAATACCTGCTTTTCTGGTCTCTATATCAAAAGTACTTACCTTATGAGTTCTTAGAACGGGAGTAAGCTAATGCCTCTAAAACGTGGCTCTAGTCAGCGCACTATTAGCGCTAACATAAAAGAATTAATGAAAAAACCTGGCAAGACCAGACGTAAAGCCGTATCTACCCTAGCTAAGGAAGAAGGCATTTCAAAAAGTGAAGCACAACGTAAACAAGCTATTGCTATTGCCCTTTCTGCCGCAGGTAAATCTAAAAAGTAAGGAGAGACCTATTGGCCGGTAAAAAACTAGAAGCTGATAGCAAGTACAATCAATTTGACTCAGACGGTGATGGAATTGTTTCTGATGAAGAAATGACTAACGCCGAAAAAATACTTGAATTAGAAAATAAAGACGCAAAAGAAGACCAACTACGTCAAATGGCGTGGGTAGCGATGATGAGTATGGTTGTTTTTACTATCATTCTCTTTCTTCCGTTTATCAGCACAGAACGTGTTAGTGCGTTAGATAACCTACTGCAGATGTTTTATATAGCACAAGCAGGTGTAGTAGCTACATTCTTTGGATCTAGTGCATATATGAGTAGGAGTTAAGCATGGCAAAAAAAGTACCTTCTAAGCACCCAGGCATGGAAATGCTTACTAAAAAAGAACGAAGTTCTTTAGCCAAACGGGCTGTAGCCGGAAAAGATATTGGTAAAAAGGGAAAGCAATTCTCTAAGATAGCTGCTTCTGCGGCTGAACAGTATGGCAGTGAAGAAGCAGGTGCTAGAGTAGCAGCTGCTGCAATGATGAAAGCCCGCGCTGCTAGGAAGAAGTAAGCTATGGGAAAGATTATCAAACCAGTAACTAGCAAAAAACTAAAAAAAATTCCACCCGTAAACGCAGGCTCTACTAATAAGCATAAAATACAGAAAACGCCTAAAGCGCTAATGCATGGAGTTGTAAAGAATGAAGAAATCTACGGTAAATGAGGCTGGAGTTTACACTAAACCAACTCTACGTAAGCAGATTTTTGAGCGTATAAAAGCTGGCGATAAAGGCGGTGCTCCCGGTCAGTGGAGCGCGAGAAAAGCGCAGCTGCTCGCGAGCGAATACAAACGCGCAGGTGGCGGTTACAAAAAATAATGAAAATTAACTATTCTGAGCTGCTAAAAAAACATAAAGAAGGAAAGCCTATTGGTTCTACCAATAGAGCTAGACTCGTGGCTCGAGGGTTAATAGCACGAAAATCTGGTCCTCATAAAGGTAAAAAGATTGATTTAGGCCACCGAGGCAAATCATAAAGGAGAAATACAATGGCAATGCATCCAAATGGTAAAAACGGAAAAAATGGTAAGAAAGAAATGATGAACGGTAAAGAAGAGAAGCCAACTAACGGTCTTACTGCCGGTCAGAAAAAACTACCTCCTGCACTTCAAGCTGCGATTTTAAAGAAAAAGAAGAAGTAAAATGGCTCTGAAACCCAGTCAGCGTTCATTAAAGCGTTGGACAGAGCAAAAATGGCAGTACTCGTCTGAAAAAGAAGGAGATAAGCCACGGACAGAGAGAGGTAGATATCTGCCAGAGCGTGCGTGGAAAGCTCTTTCTTCAGGAGAGAAAGCTGCTACTAATCGTGCAAAACGAGAAGGCACAAAAGAAGGAAAGCAGTTTGTTTCTCAGCCTGAAAAGATAGCTAAAAAAGTACGTCCTTACAGGAAAATGAAATGAGTATCGCTCCTAGTTTTCAGTCAACTTTTTTAGGGCAGAAGCCCTCAAAAGCTCGCCCTAAAAAACCAAAGACTGTTGAGGTAAAGAAAGATGGCAACAACAAAAGACGTAAAAAGACTACCTAGTGGGGGTATTGAGTATCGTGGAGAACGTTTTGCAGGTTTTAACAAACCTAAACGCAATACTTCAGGATCTCAGCATAAAGAAGTAGTTCTTGCTAAAAAAGGCGATGAGATTAAAGTTGTACGCTACGGTCACCGTGAATACGGACACAACTATAGTGCCGAAGCACGTAAAAACTATTTAGCACGTAGCGCAGGTATTCGTGATGAATCCGGTAATTTAACTAAAGATGATAAGTTTAGTGCTAACTATTGGGCACGTAGACGTCTTTGGAGCCCTACAGGAAGTAAAAAGACTCCTCCCAAATGACAAGATACACGGATGAAGAAATACTTTCTCATTTGTCTGATTTTTATCATAAAAATGGTAGAAGTCCGACTAAACACGAATTTTCAAAAGCTAATGGATACATAAGTGGCTGGGTAGTTGTAGATAGATTCGGTAGCTGGAATGTGGGATTAGAAAAAGCCGGAATACCAAAAAACACAAGACAAGTTAAAAATAATACCTGGTGTAGAAATTCTATAATGAACTATACTAAAGAGTATATAAACAAATACAATAAATTTCCTAATAGTAGTTCAGAAAATGCTCCATCCTTTACAACAATAAAAAGATACTTTACAAATTGGGAAGAAATATATAATTTAGTCGGGTCAAAAAAAATTATTTGGACAGAAAACTTAATAATTCAAGCTATTACTGATTTCTATCATCAATACAAAAGAGTACCTACGTCTAAAGATTTTAGAGCAAATACGTTAAAATACCCAAATAGTCATATAATTAATAAATACTTTAAATCCTGGAATAATGCTATAGCAAAAGCTAATTTACCTATTACAACAAAAAACGGTTATGGTAATATTACTAAGGGTTTAGACGGAGTTTTATACAGGAGTTCTGCTGAGGCTTATTTTTGTGATGAGTATTTACATAATCAATATGCATATGAAGTAGAACCCAAATATCCTTATCCTTACGATACTTTATTATATGATTGGTATTTAAAAGACCTAGACTTGTATATAGAACTAGATGGTAGTTTAAGACCAGAAACAACTAAAAATAAAATAGAAATAAATAAAAAACTCAATAGAGTGTGTTTTTTTATAGCTACAAGTACTATATATGATAAAAATTATATAAAAAAATTATTATGTGACCGAGTAAGTGAGATGAAAAAATGAGTTATGAAGGTAAAATGGCACGTAGCAGCTTAAAAAAAGCTATCGCATACTCCACAGAGCTCTTAGGTATGATTAAGCCTACTGACGAGTTAGAGCCTTGGGTGCAAAACAAGATTAACGATATAGACCACTATATCGAGTCTATTTATGGTTACTATAAGTTTAGCGATGATGAAGAGTCTAGCGAAGAAAAAGAGATGGAAGAAATGGGAGAGATGATGGAATCCGAAAATAGTGATTCTACTAACTCTCAGCAAATAACTATTGGTGATTATACTACTAGACATTTCGATATCTGTCCCTCAGCACAGGCTCTATACAGTAATATTCGCGGTAAAACTGATATGATTCATCTTATTGTAGAGACTATGATGCTTCAAGATTTATTCTTTAGACTAGAAAAACAGGCAATTGCAATGGGTTCTATTGACGAAGAAGAATACGAAAAAGCAGAAGAGTTTGCGGAACTTATTATGGATAATGCAGAGCGTATGGGCTTAGCAGAAGAGCACTCTTATATTAATGATGTACACATGGCTAAATTTAGGCAGTTAGCAGGTATGCCTGAAAACGACGAAGGCGACGACGAAGAAGAAGATGAAGAGGAAGGGGGTGAAAATGACATGCTAGAAAACGGAACTTTCCGAATTGTACTCACCCCTGAAAGTTAATTTTTAGTTGACATTCAGTATTTAAACTCGTATAGTAATCTGTAACTTAACTATAGGATTACTATGACCAGCTATTTTAACAAAACTCGTACTGATTGGCGTATTTCTCAGTGTTGTCAGTGGATTGACGCAGCTAAAGCAAAACGCTATAACTTTGGAACTACTACAAAAACTTACGCTCTTAAAGCAGAAGGCAAACAAAAAGTACAGTCTAAAGCACTTGAAAATTGTCGTAAGCTTCTAGACTCCCTATCTACGTATTTCAACGACCAACCTCGCAATCTTCGTAGTTTTCGTATCTCATCTGAACTCTTTCCTTGCTACACACTAGATTTTACTAAACCTTGGTATGATGAAATTATGCCAAAGATTTCTACTATTCTAGCACAGGCTGGGGAAATTGCTCGCAAATACGAAATTCGTGTCAGTGTTCATCCTGGACAATATACTGTTCTAGGTTCTAGCAGTTCTGATGTAGTTCAAAATTCTATTCGTGACCTAGAGTACCATGCTCTCTATGGTAAGCTTATGAATTTGCCTGCTCGTGATTTTACTATGAATATTCACCTGCAAGGTTTGTATGGCGGAAAACATATTGACGGTATTAACCGCTTTGCTACTAATTTTCAATATCTCTCAGACTATGCTCAGCAATGTCTAGCTGTTGAAAACGAAGATAAAGCAAAATCTGGTTACGGCATCGAACACGTACTAGAGCTTTGTGCTCGTATTCCTACTCGTGCTACATTAGATACTCATCACTATGCTTGCCATCTCATGACTAAAACCGACAAAGTAAAGAATTCTGCAGGAACGGTTGTTAACCAAAAAAATCGAGATGTAGAGCACATTACCGTAAACCATCCGTGGTTTATTGAATCTGTTAAAACTTGGAAAGAGGTTCGTCCTCTATTTCATACTAGTCATCCGTTTCCTTTAGAGAATGAAGAATACTGGATGAAGCCTAATGCTCATGCAGAGCTACTGTGGGACGAAGAACTTCTCGCACTTACTGTTCCAATGCTGCAATATGCAGACTTTGATATTGAAGCAAAAAACAAAGAACAAGCTGTTCAGCAGTTTTATGCCTATATCAAAGAAGAAGAACAGTACGCTGGAGAAACTCTACAAGTTTTAACACTCTAGGAGAAATATAATGCCTAAATTTACCCCTGTAATAGATAATAATAGTAAAAATGTATACCGATGGGTGCGCGTTTCAGAAGATGGTAGTAAGACTAAAGTAGACGTTCCTCAGTCCGACTGGAAGCCTATTAGCTCTTGGACCTCTTCTGAGATTGAGGCTCTTTTTAGTTCGGATGTTATTGTTATTCAAAATCCTATTGCACTTTTTGACGCTGCCCCTGATGTACCTATTGACGTTGCCCCTGAGTTAGTAGAGATTCCCGCAGAATCTGTAAGTACGCCTGTCACGGAGGAACCCCAAAACTCGTTTCAAGAATCGAGTGAAGCACCGACTCCGACATTTTTTGGGATAACTAATAACTAAATTATGTATCGATTTATTTTTGACGTTGACGGTACTCTAACCCCTAGCCGTCAACGTATTGATTCTTCTTTTTCTACCTTCTTTTTAGATTTTTGTCAGTCTTACCCCGTATATTTAATTACTGGATCTGACAGACCTAAAACAATTGAACAGCTTGGGTTAGATATTGTTAACGCTTCTAAAAGAGTTTATAACTGCTCTGGCAATGATGTGTGGGAGCAAGATAACAATATTTATACTAGCCCCTGGAAAATTTCTCTTGAAGCAAAAGAATGGTTAGCTAGAGAACTAGACCTCAGTAACTTTGCAATTCGTGCCGGGAAACATTTAGAAGAGCGTCCAGGCTGCGTTAATTTTTCTGTGGTAGGTAGATTAGCTTCTCTAAGTCAGCGCCAAATATACGTAGATTACGATGAGGAGAACAAAGAGCGCGAACGTATAGCTCTTCAGTTTAATCATAAATTTCCTACCCTATCTGCTAGAGTTGGTGGCGATACGGGTATTGATATTTTTCCAAAAGGTCATGACAAAAGCCAGATTATTAAAGACTTCTCAGTTAAAGACAGGCTTTTCTTTTTTGGTGATAAAATGGAACCCGGGGGTAATGACTACCCATTAAAAGTAGCTATTGAAACAGAATCTAGAGGTGAATGTTTTACTGTTAAGGGTTGGGAAAATACATATAAAATATTGTCTGTTATGAAAGCTTCTATATGATTATTATTGCTGGTTTTGGCTTTGTTGGTAAAGCCTACTATGAAACACTTAAAAGAACTCACGAGGTATCAGTAGTAGATCCAAAGTATACCTATAAAAAGATTCAAGATTTTCCAAGCGCAAAAGGCATAATTGTATGTGTACCTACCCCAGAATCTAGTGATGGTAGCTGTGATACTAGTTATGTTGAATCTGTAATTAGTGAGTGTTCAGATTCCATACCTATTATGATTAAGAGCACTATTAGTCTAGAGGGTTGGAAAAAACTTAAAAAAAGATTTTCAAAACACCAAATTACTTTTAGTCCTGAATTTTTACGTGCAGATACTGCAATAGAAGATGTACAAGCTACTAGTAGTGCTATTGTTGCTGGTGGAGATGTACTATTTTGGAAAAGACTTTACCAACGAGCCTTTCCTAATATAGAAATATATGAGATGCGACCCGAAGAGGCCATCACAGTAAAATACTTTAGAAACTCTTTTTTAGCTACAAAAGTTGCGTTCTTTAATCAGATATACGACTTCTGTGAGCGTCTAGGTATTGACTATAGATATGTTAGAGAAGGCATTGCGCTAGATTCTAGAATAGGACCTAGCCATACTTTTGTGTTTGAGGACTCTAGAGGATTTGGCGGTTATTGCTTTCCTAAGGATACCGCAGCTCTTCTTCATACCTCTAGCACTGAATTAGATTTAGATCTTTCGATCTTGCGTGCTGCAGTGGATTATAATAACACGATTAGAGATGACTAATCACATTTTTGTACTAAGTTATTGTGGAGCCCAGGACTTCTTTAATACTATTAGTGTTAAAGACTTCCCTGGCTCCACTTTTTATTTTATAGACAATGGAAACCAAAGCTATGATGCAACTTTTACCTGTACTACCTATACTACTAGCACTAACCTTGGCTGTGCTGGCGGCTGGAATCTTATTTGTCGTATAGCTTTTGACTATTTAAATTTAGAAAAGATTATTATTACGCAGGACGACGCGTGCTATACAGAAGAACAAATAGAAGACGCACTAGCTGAGACTTCTGCTACTTGTTTAACTGGCGTATTTCAACCATACTTTGAGTTTAGCTGTTTTGCAATTCATAGAGATACCTGGAAACAGGTAGGCGCTTTTGATGAAAATTTTATCTATGTGTATAGTGAAGACGCTGATTATAAGCAACGCTGTATGTTACAAGGAATAGTTCTTAATTCTCTAATGGTTCCCTCTGCAGGCTCAAATAAGAGCCTGACAGTTAAACGTAATCCCTCTATGAATCGCGTACTCTATAATAGAGAGTACCTTCAGTGGAAGTGGGGAAAGAGTATTCATCCAAGTGAAGTTGCTCGTAGAGACTCTCAGCCTCCATTTGAATATCGAACTCCGTTCGATGAGCTTGTACCTGTAGACTACGTACCTAAAAGTCGCAGAATAGACATAGCATATCCAGCACTTAAAACTACTTCACGCTTCCCAAGTGAAGTTGAATATGATAGATTTAAAACAGTAGGACTATAGCATGGACTCAGCAATTATTTATGAACTACCTCGCGATATCCCAACAAATGAACTTGTTGGTCGTAAGTTTTTCCGCGACTTAACAAAGTGGATTCCTGAATTACGTCTAGACTCTGACATAGCACATGAAGACCAGTACTGGGGTGAGTATGTTATGAGACTGCCATATCCTCTAGATGTACTCTCAATGAGTGACCACGATATTCAACTAGTAGCAAATTCAGTAAATGGTCATCATACACTCGCTATTTGTTTTAAGCATCAAGACCCGAACAATACAACGCTTCCTCTAAGAAGCAGAACAATTCTCCAACATTTAATTTCTCAAGTAAAGGCTCAAAATGGCACCGAAAAAAGAACCGAAACAGATTAATGCAATTAATCCGGAAGACGTAGCAAAAACTATTCATACAATTGTCAGTCTAATGGAATCGGTAGATGCGTCTCGTGATATGATTAGTGATAAGCTTAAGTATCTAAAAGAGACATACGGGCTTCCAGTAGCTGACGTACGAGCGGCTGCTACGGCTCTGAAAAAGCAGAACATTGACGAACTCGATGAAAAGACTAAGCGTATTCAAGAGCTGGTAGATCTGTGTCTGTGAATTATATACTATTTACAGGCGGCTTTGACCCTATTCATTCGGGTCATCTTGCGGCAATGGAGCAAGCTGCTCATATAGGAACTCTAGTAGTAGCACCTAACTCGGATAATTGGTTGACACGAAAAAAGGGTGCTCCTTTTCAACCTCTTAGTGAACGAGTTGCAATCTTAAAACACTGTAAGCATGTCAGCGAGGTACAAACTGGCTGGGATGATAGTGACGGCACTGCTTGTGGAGCCATTCAACAGTTTTACACTTCTAAGCACCTACTAACGAACGGAGTTGGGGGTAGAGGTAATCTATTCTTTGCTAATGGTGGAGACCGTACTCCTACTAATGTTAGTCAGGCTGAGATAGACCTCTGTATGGAGCTCGGTATTCTACTGCTTTTTAATGTTGGCGGTAAGAAGACTCAGAGTAGTTCACAGTTTATTCAAGAGTGGTCCCGACGAATTTAAGTTATCTATAGACACGTGCTTAACTATATGCTATCTTTAAGTATAATCTTAGAGGTAAACTATGTACGAATGGTGTAAGTGTTCTGTTTGTGGAGAAGACTTTAGCGAAGCGCGAGCGCGCCTTGGCTATAGCACTTGTTTGCAGCACGGTGGTAAGCCAAAGCAATTTACTGTCGCTCCTGCTTTTAACAAAGGCGCCTATCAACTTATTACTCGTCGAGAGGTAATAGACATTGGACGCTCCTAGTAAAATTCTCCTAGAGAAGAGTGTGTATCACTGGATTTCTCTATGTGAGCAGGAAATTAAGTGTTGGAGTGATTGTAGTTCTTTTGAACTACACCACTGTCGTTTAGATTGGGCAACCACTCGAACAGCTCATAAAGGCGGTTGGTATGCTAGCGGTCCGGGAATTAACCTCGCAATGTGGTTATTGTCTCGAAACCGCGGAACTATTTTTAGAATGTACGAGTACGCCAGTTTTGATGCTGATTCAGTTATTGGTGGATTCTATGCTACTGACCGTAACTTAGCTACTGGTATGATTGTTTGCCATGAAATGGCACACGCGGTCCAGTTCTATCGTAAAAAAGTGTTAAATATGTCAGTAGATAAAGCACACGGTAAATCTTTTAAACAACCCTACGCTCAATTACGTAAGGCTGTATTTAACCATAAGCTACCAAATCAGGTTGAAATGAAAAAACTATATAACGAATATGTTTCTAGCGTGTTGCAATGAAAAGTTACGGACTGCTAGGAGTTGTATTCATAGTTCTTTTTATTCTTCAGTATGTCACACCACTACTTCTTTTTACGGGAATGTTGCTAATAGCAATTGATGCATACACAATGCATTCACATTATCGTGATACTCGTCGCATTCTTAATTCTCTCTTGATAAATGCTAATTTTATGGAGTATATTCTAGAAGAAGATAAAAAAGAGGACTCAGATGGACTATAAATCACTTAAAAGTATTGTTCTGCATCACGATAAGCTTTACTACGATCTAGGTAAGCCTGTTCTCTCAGACTCAGAATATGACGGTCTCTATGACCAACTTGTAGAAATGGAACGGCTGCAGGGTTGGAAAGACCCTGACAGCCCTACTGTGCGTATTAGCTCTCTTGGCGGTAAAATCAAACATCCGCATCAGCTCTATTCTCTGAAAAAGGTGTACAGTGAAGAAGAGGTAGAGGCTGAATTTTCAGTTCTTACTCCTAAACTTGATGGAGTAAATCTGTCTGCAACCTATGAGTCGGGTGCTCTACGTACTCTTCTTACTCGGGGTGATGGTGAGTATGGTGAAAATGTTATTCACCTGTCTAAGGTTATCAAAGGAGTTCCACCAACAGTAGCCCAAAGCGCTACTTTTGTCGGCGAGGTAGTTACAGACAATCCTAATGTAGAAAACTTTCGTAACTATGTTGCAGGTGCTCTCGGACTCAAGAGTGCTAAAGAAGCACAAGAGCGTAACCTGCGCTTTATTGTTCACGACGTACTCGGTGTAGAGGCAGACTATCTTGATAGGTTGAAACTGGCTAAAAAAGCGGGTTTCAAAACTGTACTCGATGATGCCTATACTCAGTATCCGCAAGATGGTAAAGTCTATCGAGTAAACTCCTATGCTCGAGAGCAAGAGCTGGGTCATACTTCTAAGCATCCGCGATTTGCAGTAGCGCTGAAACAAAAAGAGCACTATAGCGCAGCTACTAATCTTAAAGATATTATCTGGACTGTAGGCCGTAGTGGAGTCGTAACTCCTGTTGGCTTGGTGGACCCCGTAGTGCTTGATGGGGCTACAGTTACCCGAGTTATTCTGCATAATCTTGAATTTGTACTGGAAAACAATCTCCGTCCCGGAGATTCTATTCTCATTGAACGCAGAATTACCCCTCAGTTTGTGCGAGTTCTTGAGCACTCTAACTACGCTCCGTTTTCTCTCGCAGACGCAGAGCGAGCTCTAGGAGTGTCTCTAGAGCGTCGGGGGCCAAAGATTTATGTTGATGCGGAGAATGGTCAGCGCTTAGTAGAGCACTATGTTAAAACACTCGGTATTAAAGGTCTAGGCCCATCTTCTATTGAGAAGCTTGAAATCTCGCATCCCTCTGAACTCTATGGTGATGTGCCGTGGAGCATTCTTGGTAAAAATGGAGATAAAATTCGAGAAGAGATTTCTCGTCCGAAAGACTATCCGACAGTACTTGCATCCTTGGGTATTCCTGGCGTAGGTAAATCTACAGCTCAACTTATCTGTAAACACATTCCTGCTTTTGAAAATCTCTCACGTATTGGGGAGCTACAGATTCATGGGATTGGGCCTACTACCGTAGAAAACATCTTAAGCTGGTTGGAGGTTAATGCAGATTGGGTAGAACGACTGCCTTATAGATTAGAGGTCGAAACCTCTACTCCTGAAGATAAGGTAGAGTATCGCAAAGTATGTGTTACTGGAAAACTGGACATGACTAAATCAGAACTAGGGGCTCATCTCTCCAAGTTCGGATTCGAACTTAGTGATGCACTTACCAAAGACTGCTATGCGCTAATTTCTTCGGGAGAAGAATCGACTAAGACAAAACAAGCGCAAAAGTATGGTATCCCGGTAATCAACTATTGGAATAATCGAGCGATTGTGCTCAAAGGAATGTTTTAATGAGTGTTATTAACTTTCAAGACTTTGCGGCAAAGAGGCAAGCCGTTATTAAAGCTAACGTCACGCAAGGTATACTTGATGCCTTTACGCTAGACTATATGAGCAATCTTGCGCATCACGACGTCAACCTAGAAGACCCAGCTATTGCATTTGATATTGCTACTATTCAATTCTTAATGAGAGGCATGGCTCATCGCTCTCAAGGCGAGAGCCATCCTAGTCAGATTATTCTAGACAAGCTGAAAGGAGCTGTCGTAGGGTAGCCTGAAGAAGGAGACTCCGCGTGTCCGAATTAGATAAACTATATTGCGACACTAAAACCCAGGCCTTAGAAAAAGGAATTATCAATTTTAAGGGAGACAAAGAAGAATGGAAACGAGAAAAACGCAAGTTACGACGCAGAGACAAAAAGAGACTCCTCAATGTTAGTAAGAGTCACCTGTAGTCCCGCTCATGTAGAAGAAACACTAGAACACTGTGAAACTCAAGGCTTACGCTTGGTATCTAAAAGAGTTGTAAATAGAGACGCTACTGAGCTAGTCTTTGAGACCTCGGGAAAAGAACGTGCTATTTCAGGAGAAGGTGTCGAAACCTTCTTAGAGTTTCAAGATGGTAGCACAGCTCCTCTCTATGTTCGAAGAGACAGAGACTGGGCAGAGTAACGACCAAAAGTTAAATAAAATTCTTCTTGCCACATCCTCTATAGTGCGCTATAGTATATGTATAAATTGCCAATGAGGAATCTATGAACGCTGCACAACAAAACTACACTGAAGAACAAACACAGCAACTACTTAATCTCTATGCGCAGCTTGGCACTGACGGTCTTGACCAGATTGCTGAGCAGCTTCAAAAACCGGTACGTTCAGTCCGCTCAAAACTAGTTCGAGAGGGTGTTTACGTTCCTGCGCCAAAACCGCAAGATCGTAAGAATGGTACTTCTAAAAAAGAAATGCTTAATACACTCCAGTCCTTAGTAGGGTTTGATACTACTGGTTTTAGTGGGTCTACCAAAGAAGCACTGTCTTCTCTGATAGTGTATCTAAAGACTCATGACGATTCACAGGCTTAGGTTTGTGGATTGGTAAGACTGTTAATAATGCTAGCGCGTGTGAACAGTCTCGTAAAAGTGCGGATGGGCGGGGCAGCTTTTACACTCAACTCTCTAGGCTTAGCAAGGCTAAGTGTGAGGGGCCTGTTAGCAGTAATCAGGTAAACAGCAAAACTGCTCAGGGTCGCTAAACTCACCCAGCACTAAAGTAGTTTTAGGAGAAGTGGTTGACCTCTGATGAAGTCCTACTGTGCAGTAGGCACAACCATAAAGGTGTGAGTACTCGGTGCTCACACCTTTATTTTTCTCTTGCACTATTCTGTGTTTTATCGTAATATAGATTATCAACAGAGGGCAATAGATGTATACCGTGCGTGAGATATTCAAAGACGTATTTCAAGTCTCAAACTTTGATGACGATTATCGAGAGCCTATTGCAGTCTATCGAGTGAGCGGTAAGCGATGCTCGTGTCCCGCGCGCAATCCTTGTAAGCATCAAGACCTTGTTCGAGCTTTCAAGGAACTTGAATCTGGGGCTTGGGGGTTTGAGTTCGTCGGAAAGCAAGTTCAACCACTGTCTCTGAAGATACTTGAGGTAAATTAATGTTTGACAATCTCAACAAACTGACATATACTATAAATATAGATAAAAACGGAGTTTTTCTGCCGGCCTTGGCGCTGCTCTTCATCTACCTTAAGCTGACAGGCACAATTGCTTGGAGTTGGTGGTGGGTGCTAAGCCCAATCTGGATTCCGGCAGCAATTTCTTTTATTGTTGCTTTTGTAGTAGCGTTTGTGTTTGCAGCTAAGAAATAGCTTCCGTAGCTCAGCGGATAGAGCAACCGCCTTCTAAGCGGCAGGCCGCAGGTTCGAGTCCTGCCGGGAGCGCCAGAGTTATGGAGAATGATATGAAAAAATGGCCCGCATTATACTACGCTAGTCGTAAAGACTGTGAAGATTTGCGGTTGCGCAGGTGTAACCCTAAAATGGCTCGCCGTGCTGGAGTGTACGGCTGGAGAAAGTGGGACACCAAAAAATAATAGATTCGGAGTGTAGCTCAGCTTGGTAGAGCGCCTGGTTTGGGACCAGGATGTCGTGGGTTCAAATCCTGTCACTCCGACCACAGATTGCCCGCATGGTGGAATAGGTAGACACAAGGGTCTTAAAAACCCTCGCTGGTGCGTGCCGGTTCGAGTCCGGCTGCGGGCACCAAATTCGGTCCTGTAGTTTAGTGGTAAAACACCCGGCTTATACTCGGCATCGTCTCCAGATTAGAGAGCGTCGTAGGTTCGAATCCTACCAGGACTACCATTTTAGAGAGGTTTAAATGTGCAAAACTAGTTTAGACTATGCTGAAATCGCTGGATTGCAACTCACGTTGCAATATTTAAAAACTCTAAAAGATCCAACTGACGATGAGCTGTCTGTAATGCGTTGGATACCAGACCGTCTCTATGAACTAAAAAGTAAATGAGGGCCTGTAGCATAACGGTTAATGCAGAGCGTAAAAATATACCATGAATGAGGCTGAGCTAAAAAAACATTTATTGTTAGCACTAGAAAACATTTGTTTTTTAGATATGCCGTTTTCTAAACTTTTATTTGTTGAAGCGTTGCTACAACCGGGAAAATTGTCAGATAACTTAGTTCTAAGCCCGACAAAAACTACTAGTCTAGTAAAAAAGTTATTTCCAGATAGAAGAGATAGACAAAATTTTATATCGTACCTTTTACGATCTATAAATAAAAAGTATTGTAAAAAATGTGATTGCGTAAAAGATATAAGTGATTTTGGCGTTAATAATACAAATTTAGACGGACTTATGGGGTCTTGTAGAGTTTGTCACAATAAAGAGCAAAAAAATTACTATGACAGAACTCCAGAAGCTCAAAATTCTAGAGTGCGAAAAAGAGATAGAAAGTTAGACAGAAGCTTATCTCAATCAGAAATAGAGTTTATTTTTAATAAGTTCGGTAACAAATGTGTATATTGTGGTTACGATAATTTAGACCACAACATTGATTATGGTCAAAATTTACATTTAGACCATATTATCCCTTTTTCTAAAGGGGGAACAACTACTGTAGATAACATTCAATTATTATGCAGAAGTTGTAACGTTAGTAAAGGGAGTAGGGTGTGAAGGTTGCACGTGGCGCTCATAACGCTTAAAGATGAGGTTCAATTCCTTATGCTCCTACCATAATTTTGCCCTAGTAACTCAGCTGGCCAGAGTAGCGGTTTTGTAAACCGAAAGTCGGGAGTTCGAATCTCTCCTGGGGCACCACTTTTAATTTTTTGTTTGACACAGAACTCTACTTGTGTTAATATAAGCTATGAGTACAGAAGAACTAAAAGAAGCTAATCGCCTACACTGGATTGTAAAAGGCCATCTAATTCCTGATAGCTGGAGTGAACAATCTATCGTTGATATGCATAAGTCCTATTTTTTTAGGCTATGGGGTAATCACGAAGCCGTCTACCACGAGGATGGGTTTGAAGAAGCGTGGAATTTAAAACAACTTAGGAGTATTTAATATGTCATACTGGGGATACCACGCAATGTTTGATTGCGCTGCTTGCGATATCGAAAAAGTCACAAGTGAAGAAAACGTTTATAATTTTATTAAAGAACTCGTCCCGGCTATCGACATGATAGCATTCGGAGAGCCGCAAATCCAACACTTTGCTACTCACGAGCCGGATAAAGCTGGTATTACCGCTACTCAGTTGATTGAGACTAGCAGCATTACTGCCCACTTTGTCGATATAAATGGTGATGCCTACATTGACATCTTCTCTTGTAAGACTGTTGATGTGAAGATTGCAGAGGATCTCATTCGTAAGTACTTCAACCCTAAGAAGGTTCGAGTCAACTTCATCACTCGTAGCGCTGGTTAATATCAGTGTAGCTCAATGGTAGAGCGGCGGTCTCCAAAACCGCGCGTAGAGGGTTCGATTCCTTCCACTGATGCCAATAGTGCGGTAAGGAAAGTCTGGACAAGCCAAGTGATCATAGGCATATGTTTAGAGCAGTTTGGCCAAACTGTAAAAGGAGCATGGGCAAGCGTTCTCATAAAACGCCAGATACCGCACCTGCCGCATTTTTTATACAGAGGGCCCGTAGCTCAACTGGGAGAGCATTTGCCCTGCAAGCAAGCGGCTAGGAGTTCAAGTCTCCTCGGGTCCACCAACTTTCTATTTCCTTAACTTTTTAGAGTCTCACATGGACTATATATTCGATATAGACGATACACTTAGTAATAGTTCACATAGAGAACACCTTATTCATGGTCCTCATAAGGATTGGGAGCTTTACTATAGCCTCTTAGTAGAAGACCCTCCTATTGCTTCTGCGGTCGCTATTCTTAAAGCCCTTGATGCAGCAGGTCACCGTATCGTACTTTGTACGGGGCGTCCAGAGCGATGCCGTAACTTGACAATTCAGTGGCTTCAGAGTCAAAGTATTCCGGCTCACGATTTGTATATGCGTCAGCGTAGTGAAGAGTATCTACGCAACTATCAGATTAAACGTATACTACTTGACTGCATTCGTCGTGATGGATATTCTCCCGAAGCAGTTTTTGAGGACAATCCACTCTCCGTTGAAATGTGGCGAGAGGCTGGATTACAGGTATTTCAAGTTGCGCCGAAACAAACGCCCACCTCAGTTGATTTCTAGCCCTTGTATTAAAGTTTGTCACCTTAATAGTCGTGATATTTGTGTAGGGTGTTACCGTACGCGTGATGAGATATCACGCTGGTTAGGAATGAGTGACCTAGAAAAACTAGGTGTATTAGAGAGAATTAATGGAAACCGCAAACATCTTAGTTGATTTACTAGAGCACTATAAGCGTCTATATATACGCTCTCTAGTCGCTCGAAAAACCGACGAAGCGAGTGTTTACTTATCTGTATTAGCGGCAATGCACTATCCAACGTATTTAGCTGCAAAAAGTATGAAAAAGCCCTCATAGAATTATCATGTCAGACACGCTAGTAATTAACGCAGATGGGCTACCGGTGAGCGTCGTACCTCTTAGTGTAGTCTCTTGGAAAGAAGCCATTCTCTATATGTATCATGACAAGTGTGATGTTATGGAATGGTACGACAATTGGGTTGTGCATAGTGCGCATTGGGAAACTCGTGTGCCTGCCGTCATCATGTTAAAAGACTATTTACGTAGAGCAACAGAGGTTAGATTCTCAAAGACGAATGTCTTTTTGCGGGACCAGTATCACTGTCTGTATTGCGGAACCGCAGTAAATAATAACAGCGGTACGCTTGACCACGTACTGCCATTATCACGGGGTGGACGTACTAACTGGGAAAACATTGTTACCGCGTGTTCTCCTTGCAATATGCGAAAAGGTAACAGTCTTGGTATGAAGCCAAATTATGCTCCGTACAAGCCTGGATACTACGAGTTAGTGCGCAAGCGTAAACAGTTACCCTTTAATCTGCGTCACGACAGTTGGTCTCAATGGCTTCAGCTCGATGAGAGCTTAGCATAATTTTTTTCTTGCTATCACGTATTATTTGTGTTATTCTTGAAAAGAATTAAGCGGGTATGGTATAGAGGATGTGCCCTAGCCTTCCAAGCTAGAGAGGACCGGTTCGATGCCGGCTACCCGCTCCAAGATTGCCGCTATAGCTGAGTGGTTTAGCAGCGCATTAGTAATGCGCCGACGGGAGTTCGATTCTCTCTAGCGGCACCACTGGGAATTAGCTCAATTGGCAGAGCAACGGTTTTTGGTACCGCAGGTTTGGGGTTCGAATCCCTGATTCCCAGCCAAAGGATAAAGCATGTTTGAAAAAAGTTGGTTTGAAGCTTGGTATCTTAAAGAAGACCCTTGGGGCTATCGCAGTACTCCTGATGATGCCCATCGTAAACTAACTATACTTCAGACCCTACAACCATACGCACCTTTTCAGCGTGCTCTCGATATTGGTTGTGGTGAAGGGTATATTACAGAAGACCTTCCCGCAGCTAGTATTGATGGCATAGAGATATCTGACAAGGCTGCCGCGCGACTAGCATCTAATATTCGTCGGGTGCAAGTTCCTGACGGTCGCTACGACCTTGTCATCACTACTGGTACACTCTATCGAGAATATGACCATGTACTAATCGCTTCTTGGATACGGGCTAGTGCTTCTCGACTTGTGCTAGTATCTGGCATTAAAGATTGGTTGCTTCCATATAGTTTTGGAACTATACTAACACAATGTAACTTTAGTTATCGTGACACCCTACACCAAGAATTGACTCTTTATGAAGTTAGCCCATAATATTGGAACACACAAACATTCGAACTACCATACTCGAGAAGAGATAGCTGCTTGTCACGACGAAATAGGTTTTGACGGTATCTATCTCAATGTGTACGAAAATCGTGATATACTAGCCGGTAAGTCTGGTATTATGTTTGTAATGGGTAACTATCTAGGTCGAGACAACTCTTTTGACCTTGAATATGTGCCAGCACTAGAGCGCTACTGCACGCTAGAGCAGGTACAAGAGATTTGTAACGAGTATAATTTTGAGATTGGTTGGCACACCTGGAACCATCCAGACCTTACTAAAGTGTCTCGTCAGCAGTTAATTCAAGAAATTACTCCACCGTTTCCTTGTAGATATTTTGCCTATCCATACGGAGCCTATAACAACGAAGTTGTACAGGCGGTGAAGAATGCTGGGTATGAACGTGCGTGGAGCGTGCGTCAAGGCACTCTTGACACTTCTGTTCCAGACTGGCAATTTAAAATTTATAGAGATTACGTGGCTTGGTTTGAATGATTACAGTTGTTATAGCCTCTTATCGTTATGGACACTTAGCTGCCCACTGTATAGAATCTATTCTTAGTCAGACAAAGTCTCCTGAGCGCATACTATTTGTAGATGATGGTATAGGTGACTGCACTCATCTTCCAGCGCTGTATCCAGAAGTAGAATACGTGCTCCGAGATCGTAATCTTGGTACTGTTAACAACTTTCAAGATATGTTAATGAGAGTGCAATCAGAGTACGTCATGTTTCTTGGGGCCGATAACTGGCTTAGGTCTGACGCACTTGAAGTTCTTAGCCCTCCAGTTACTGATATAGTTACTTATGATATTGTTGTAACTGGAGAATTAAAAGGCATTGCCCCTCCTAAACTAGAGTCTCCTAACTTGACTCCTCTACAAGGTGATTTATACTGGAAGCGAACTGCTGCGCATCATGGTTCGATGCTCTATCGTACGCGACTTGGACAAGAAATTGGTTATCAGCCTGAACGATACGGCACAGAACAACCAAACGAAGACTGGTACTTATGGAATCAAATGCGTAAGCGAGGTGCTACGCTTTCCTACCATCAAGAGGGCTTACTCTATTATAGGCGACATAGAGAAAACTTCTTAAAATACCAATAACATTTCGCGGGTATGGCGAAACAGGTAGACGCATCAGATTTAGGTTCTGACGCTTTTAGCGTGGGGGTTCAAGTCCCTCTACCCGCACCAAAAGGAAAATGAATGATAGTGACTGTATTAGTAGCCCTACTACTAATTGCAGGTGCGACAGGGGCCAAAGGCGGTGCCTGTAACTTTGACAGCCAAGTACGCGCACTTGCTCTAAATATGTATCACGAAGCTCGCAATCAAGGCTTTCAAGGTATGCAACTAGTAGGGGAAGTAACATTAAATCGAGTGCGTCTAGACGAGTTTCCAAATTCTGTTTGTGGTGTTGTATATCAACCCTATCAGTTTTCCTGGACGCATTTAATAGATGACCATACGCCGAGAGACGAGTACTCGTGGCTTATGGCCCGTATGATAGCGTGGGGATTACTTGAGGGTAGTCTTCCTCTCTACAATATGGGAGCTACACATTACTATAATCCAAAACTCGTGTCTCATAAGCCTCGTTGGGCTAGGCAATACGAAGAGGTAGGAACATGGAAAAACCACATATTTCTCCGCATGGACAACCTCTAAAATGGTACGACTATTTAGCGTGCGCCCTCTGTGCAGATTTAATTTCTGCTGGACTGCTGCAGTTTAATATGTTAGGGTTATTTATTGGCATGTTTATCTACCTCACATATGAAGATTATCGTAAAAATACAGTTCCCCTGTAGCTCAGTTGGTAGTAGCATCTGACTGTTAATCAGAGTGTCGCTGGTTCGAGTCCAGCCGGGGGAGCCAAAAAAGGAGAATTTGTGTGACTACAAAACTAACTCTTGAACAACTGATTAATCTAGCTAGAGCTGCTGATATAGAACCCACAGATTTTGGTATGATAGAGGTTGACGAAGACGAGGTTTATAAAACTTTAGCTGTAGCGGTATATAAAGGGTTTCTAAAAGCGTCACACGAGAATAAAGATATTGTATGCCTGGCTAGCACTATTAATTTACAAGTAAAAAACTTTGTGCTACAACAGGAAAAATTGAAGTTGCTAGCTACCATTGGCAGACTTCAAAAACAACTTGCTAAAATGCAAAATAAAGGGTAGATGGTAGAGTCTGGTTTATTACATCGGTCTTGAAAACCGACGAACGTGAGAGCGTTCCGGGGGTTCGAATCCCTCTCTGCCCGCCATAAAGATAGGAACCCATATGTCAGAACTTAAACTTTTAATCTCAACTCCCGGTGATATTAACGAACACTTGCAAGTTATGCATGACTATGCTAAACACTGTAAGCATATTACAGAGATGGGAGTGCGAAACGTAGTTTCGGTGTGGGCTTGGCTAGAATCCTACCCACAAAAATTAGTTCTCTATGATATTGCCGACCCTCCTGTAGATAGGTTGACACAAGCACAAGAGTATGCCAAGGCTCATAATGTAGAGCTAACTTTTATTAAAGCTGATGTGTTAGATGTCTCCATTGAAGAAACTGACCTACTCTTTATTGACACAGCACACTACTATGACCAGCTAAAACAAGAGCTTGCACTTCATGGTTCTAAGGTTCGTAAGTATATCGTTCTTCACGACACTGAATTTTTTCAAGAGTTTGGAGAAGATATGCACGGCCAAAAATACGATGCTAACGGAGTTAGATACAAGGGATTAGGTCCAGCTGTTCTAGAATTCTTAGAAACAAATCCTGACTGGTATTTAAAAGAACACTTTACACATAATTGGGGTTTGAGTATTCTAGCTAAGAAATAAGGAGCGTTGGCCGAGAGGTTTAAGGCAGCGGTTTGCTAAACCGTCGTACCTGAATAGGGTACCATTGGTTCGAATCCAATACGTTCCGCCACCCATACTGGAGAAATGCCGTGAAATATGTAATTGTCTTTGCAATGTTCTTTCCAACTATTGCTGATAGTCAATCAATTACTGCTACAATTACAGACCACTATACCACAAAAACAGTTTCTATTCCTGTTAGTGCAACAGAGTGTCAGAATGTAGAGGTTCCCGTCTATGCTCAAAAACCTGCTTCAACAGGTGATGCTGTAGCTGGCGCTATTATTGGCGGTCTTTTAGGTAATCAGTTTGGAGAGGGTAAAGGCAAAGACGCAATGACCGTTCTCGGCGCGATTGCAGGTGCGGATGCTGCCTCTCGCAGCACGCGTAATGAAATTGTAGGTTATCGTACCGAGCGTCAATGTTCTGAAGTTGTTCGATATAGAGACGAACGCGTACAGCAGTATAGCCATTCAACTGCCTCTTTTAGGATTGACGGTAAACGCTATAACGTTGATTTTGTAAAATGAGAGCGCTATTAGTGCTTTTGGCTTTAGCCGGTTGCGCGGAAGAACGTAAGTTAGTACAGTCTGACCCAGTACTAGTATCAGGAGCTGCAGCCGTATTCATAGGGGCTGCAGCTGGAATGTTAAAGTAAGGCCTATTAGTCGAGTGGTTTAAGACGCCTGCCTGTCACGCAGGAAATCGCCGGTTCGAGCCCGGCATAGGTCGCCATTTTTTGCGCGGGTAGTTCAGCGGTAGAACTCTTGCTTTACACGCAAGCTGTCGGGGGTTCGAGTCCCTCCCTGCGCACCATAGTATAGAGAGAAAACAATGCGTACTATTTGCAAAACTTTTATTGAGATGTATCACAGCTATTAGGGCTGGGAGCAGTTTAGTATTGTTTATGCAAACGCTAAACCCCTCTCAGTATCACTGGAGGGGTTTTTTCATGGTCGGTGGCCCGGATGGTAAGGGGATGGACTGCAACTCCATAGCACTGAAAAGTAGCGTGTTCGATTCACGCACCGACCTCCAAAAGGAGAGTATGTTTGGAAGACTTAGACGAGTGGGAGCTTTGGGATAGATATCCTCAACACAGACTTTGGTTTAATAAACTCTATCTAGCTAATTGTCTTAACTACCTATGTGGTCCAGGAGGTTATCCTCCTCCTCGCAGTGATAACTATATTGTTCGTCCGATTTATAACTTAGCTGGTATGGGTCTAGGGGCTCGGCTGCAATATATTGAAGCGGGAGATCGTAGTTCCGTCCCTCCGGGATATTTTTGGTGTGAGTACTTTGACGCGCCTCACTATAGCGCCACGTATGAGTTTTATCATGGTGTTCGGCCACTTTGGAAACCTCTTTCTTGTTGGCAGGGAATGAATTCTACCGAGAATTTAACTAAGTTTACTCGCTGGACTCGTAGTGAGTATGTTCCACCGGTTCCTGCTATATTAAACGTACTCTCAGACGTACGATATATAAATATTGAGTTTAAAGGTGATAAGCCAATAGAGATTCATCTACGTGCATCGGGCAATCCTGATGGGTCCATCTACTCACAATACAATGAGTATATTCCAGTCTGGAAATCTGATGGACAACAACTAATAAATCTATACACTAAAGGTTATCGATTTATTCCAAATTCTACTGATATGTCTGACGTTAATCCGTATTCTAACGAAGTTAGACTTGGGTTCTTCGTACGATGAAGTACGGTAGAGTAGTGCTGAGCCGCACAAACTATCCTCTCTACTCACAGGCTCGAATCATCACTAACCCAAATAAGTCACAGTTACGAGACATCTATGCTAGATACTGTGCGCATAAACAGTTTCTTTCAGTGGAACCACTTTTTGACTTTGATATTGATAACGCGGAGACAGTTGGATACTACGATGATGGAGTGCTAGAAGCTTTCACTCTAGTACAGCTTCTAGACAGTAACAGTGTGCGGGGGTATCAATTCGCCTGGACCTATCACAATCCTAGCCTTCAGTTAGGGTGGATTGCTAACTATCACGAGTGTGCGCTTTATAAGTCTCGTGGATTTGATTATTACTATCTTGGTCCACATCAACACTACAAATCTCAGTTAGACGGATACGAGGTTCTCGGAGTGCTATAGTTCAGCTGGTAGAACAGCAGACTCATATTCTGTAAGTCGTAGGTTCGAGTCCTACTAGCACTACCAACATCAGCCTTGCTCAATACTTAGTAATATGCGATATTAGCTTATTGGGAGTGACGCCTCAAGGTGAGGCAGCGGACTGTAACTCCGTCGAGGAAACTCATGTTGGGTTCGATTCCCTTCACTCCCACCAAACTATGAGGTATAGATGTACTACTTATACGAAACGCACGGAACTGACTGTGATGAAATTCCAAACACTCGTCGAGAGTGGTGGTGGCTCGTTTATAAACATGAAGATAAGCAAACTGTGCTAGATTGGAACGCTCGGTTTAAGCGACAGTATAAACGCAAACTCATCCAGTCATCGTCTACTTTAAAAGAGTGCTTCTATCCTCGTGCAGAAATCCTTCTTAACACTTCCACCTCTCGTATGCTCAAAAATGTAGGATATCAGAAATGATTGTTGTTCGTACCTCTCCGTTTACTGGTGAAACTCGTGGACGTGATTTGCCTATCACCCAGGAACAGATTGATGCTTGGAAAAGCGGGGTGCTAATTCAATATGCCTTTCCCCAGCTCTCGGCCAGTGCTAGAGAGTTTATCTTGACGGGTATGACCGACGAAGAGTGGGATGAGTTGTATGGTGATCAGCCCGAAGACGAAGAAATTCCTTTTTAGGACCGGTAGCTGAGCGGTTTAGCGATGGACTTTTAATCCGTGTCAACGTGGGTTCGACTCCCACCCGGTTCACCAATAACGCCTGAGTAGCTGATGTGGTCTTAGCGCCTGCCTGAAGAGCAGGAGATGTTCGTTCGATTCAAACCTCAGGCACCACATATTGTCCCTTAGCTCAGTTGGTTAGAGCACAGTCCTGATAAGACTGGGGTCGATAGTTCGAATCTATCAGGGACAACCAATTTTGGGGCATAGGACTACTTGGCGATGGTCGCCGCCCTTTCAAGGCGGAGATAACGGGTTCGAAACCCGTATGCCCTACCAAATTGCCTCTGTAGCTCAACTGGATAGAGCATCGCGCTTCGAACGCGAGGGTTGTGGGTTCGAATCCTGCCAGAGGCTCCACTATTTAGAAGTGGCTCGATAAATTCCATCCCAGTCTTCGGGAAGACTAGAGTTTCGCATTTCTTCACAGCGAGACATCCACATTTTATAGTAGTCACGCATTTCACCGCCAAACTCATTTTTGAGCAGCACACACGCGACACTAGCTTTGCTAAACTCACGTGCGCGATAGAGCTGTAACATCTCTTCGTGCTTTTGAACAGCTTCAGGACTACCTTCAGCAACTACGGTATACATGCGTAGTCCAATTGTCTTGCCTTTTACCGCAATTTTATCGAGTTCTAATAAGATATAGTCATCTCGTACTAGCTCTGCGGTGCTCTCACCAATAACAATCTTGACTCCGTAGGGCTTGCTCTGACCCTCTAATCGAGCCGCGGTAGAAACACTATCTCCTAGTATATCATACCCAAATCGAGTCTTAGAACCGATATTGCCAATAACAGCAGGGCCAGTATTGATACCTGCTCCCATTGCTACTCGTGGTTTACCGATAGCATCTAGCTCAGTGTTAAACTCTTCGACCGCTTTAATCATTCGCAACGTAGTTGCAACGGCGTGCTTTGCATGATGCTCATCAGTGAGAGGCGCTCCATGAATGTGTAGAGTTGCATCGCCAATATACTTGATAATAGTGCCTCCATCGTCAAGTACAGGTTGTGAAATAGCAGTCATATAGTCATTCATAATCTGTGTGAGACCGTGGACGTCATCCCCATATGACTCTCCTAGTGGTGTAAAACCTCGTAAGTCTGTCATTACAATAGAAACATCGCGTTTAATGCCCCGGCTGACAAGCTCGGGGTTTTTTTGTAACTGTTCAATGACAAGCGGAGAGACATATCCGCCAAACTGCTTTTTAATTTTTAACTTTTGTAGGTACTCTGAAATAAACTTCACAGCATATCGTACAAGACCGATTAGAATGAACGATGCCGTAAGCGTAACACCATCGAGTAGCCACTTATATTCCACAAAAACATACCAGCTACCGCCTACAGTGCTAGCAAGCAGTAGTACAAAAACTCCTAATCCTAAATAGGTCCAGCGTGCTGAGAAGATTAAGAGAATACCCCCGAGTACTAATGAAATTAGTTCTGCGCCTGATGCCCAAGCGGGACGCTCAATATTACTCTGATTAAAAACTGTACCTAGAAGTGCAGCCTGCAATTCATGAGGCCAAACACCTCCAGCAGCAGTTGCAATAGGATTATTTAATCCTGCTGCAGTGGGCGCTATATAAACTATCGCACCTCCAAAACTATCAGGAAGATTAGTGAGAGAAACACTTTTACTACTTTGACTCCAATCGACCCATACGCGTCCGAGTTCGTCAGTTGGTATTTCTCCAAACTGAGGAATACGCAGTCGGTCAACTCCAAGGGGAGAAAGCTTAATCTGAAAACTTGGGTCTCCAGCAAGAACTCGAAGTGTTTCTAGAGTAAGGTTAGGATACAGAGTGCCCCCACTGGAGATTACCATCGGCACACGACGTGTGACCCCGTCAATTTCTGGTAGCGTATTAACAATACCACTACCCGAAGCTAGGTTTTCTAACTCAGGAATATTTGCAATAATTCCTGGATAGGAGAGTATTAAATCTTGGTACTCAGAATTAATTATTGCAGCCCCGGGATTTATTGCAGAATTTTTAGATTCTTCTGCACCTAGTATATTTAGTATTACCGGATACTGCGCTAAAGTATCCCCTAAGTAAGAATCTTTACCGCTTCTGTCGTATTCGGACATTAATATATTCCAAACTACTAAACCAGCTTCTCTAGCGTAAAGTTCTTCTATAATATTGGCATATATATCTCTTGACCAAGGCCACTGACCGTACTGTTCAATAGCTGCTTCATCTATGTTTACGGTATAGATATTATTTTCTATTTTGGGAGTTGACGTAATTAGAGTGTCAAAATATCGGAGTTTTACGCTTTCAATAAATGACGGATTCAGATAGGCTATTCCGACCATTAATGCTAGAGTAACGATACTCCAAATGGCGCTGGTTAGTATTTTTTGTATCATCTTTACCTCAATGTAAATTCAAGTCCCAAAACTATTTTGGGGTTTTCTGTGTTATTCTCAAATCCTGGCGTAATAAAAATATCTACGTCTTTAGAGAGAGATTTGCCTAAACGTAGTAAGGGAACTGCAGGAATGTTATATCCTCCTACTAAACCTAATTCTAAACTATAAGATTGCATTTTTAGGCTGTACGAGATGTAAGGGCTAATATTATTTTCACTGTTTAAGTAAGCACCAATAGCATAATCATTACTCTCAAAACGAGTATGAGGGTGAATACTATTGTACTCACCCTCAAAACCTAAATGCATAGTAGTAGCTAAACTAAGTAAAAAATTCATTGTTGTACAATCGTCATACTACAAGTGCCAGTATAACAGATTCCCGTAACTACTGTATTGTCGGTAAGGTTATGCGGTAAGCTATATAAGTAGTTAGTAGCTCCACTTTGTGTTAGGTTAAATACCCAGTTTCCGCCGCCATTCTCAAGCTCTAGAGTTGCACTATGATTTCCTGCACCCTCTTGTAAAATTGTAATCTCAGCTTCATTTCCAATATTGTTTAGGCTAAGGTAGTGTTCTCCACCGTCTTTTTGGATAATGCTAAGTATATTCTCATTGCCGTCAGAAGAGATAAAAGCTGTTTTAGCAGTTCCGCTTTGTAGCATAGTGTACTCGTTATTATCTCCTATTAAATCTATCTCAGCGAAGTGTCTTGCTAGAGTAGTGCTAGTTTGTTCTATGTCTACAATATTCTCGTCTCCGTCTATACTGAGATCTAAATAATTACCATTTGTTAACTGTCTAATATCCACTTCGTTATCGTTTCCTAGTATAGTAATGTTAGCGTTATTGCCTGTAGTAGTTGCAAGAGCAGCAGTTTTTGTAGTAGTTTGAGCTGTAGTAATTGAACTTATGTAGACGGGGGTAGGCCCACCACCACCGCTTTGACCAGGTGCAAGAGGTGTGGTACCTGCATTATAGTTGCTTATCTCACTGGCTGTGGGCGACTGGTTCATCCCTGTAAACGTAGCACTGTCTCCAAAAGCGTATCCTTGAGTTGTCGGTATCACGGTACCATAAAATCCGCTGCCTAGATAAAAGATAGCATCATTACCTATCGCAGTAATAGTTCCTCTAGTATGAAGTGTTCTATTCACTGTACCATCGCTATTATATACAGCCAATCCGTACTCACCTGGATGTGTAGTTGAGTTAAAAAATGCAAAGTATCTATTATTCGCATCCATATCTGTATAGTCCTGCACAGTTAACTGGCCTGTGCTAGAGAACACTCGCGTGAAGCTACTGGCAACTAAATCGTTTCCGCTCCAGTAGTACTGGACGTCAAACATTTGACCTGTACCAAACTTACCATCTAATATACCGGCCTGCGCTACCGTAGCCCAAGCCATTGTAATCATAATTGCTAATGTTTTTAAAATTCCTTTCATTGTTTTTGAACTACCTTTATGCTCACATCAGTCCCCCCACTATTAATTTGTACAGTAGCTGAGTACTCATCTTGTGTTAGAGCAAATGTTCCCTGTGTGTCTCTATCTACAGTTAAAACTGCAATATGTGGTGGTCTATCAGAATCTAGTAAAATAAATTCTTCATTATAAGCCCACTGAATCCAAGGAAAACGTTTAATATTGGGTAATACGTCAGGCCCTTCTTCATCTAATTCGTTGTCTAAACTTTGGGCTGTTATATCTAGCAAGTTATCTAGATAGTCGTTTTTTAGTCTGTTAATATCTAATGCACTAGTTTTTAGAAAATCCTGGTCTAAAAAGTCTTGACTCAGTTCTTGGTACTCTAGAAGGTCTATATCAAGTGCTGTAGATGTTTCCTCTTCCTCATCCTCGTCAGAGAAGCCTCTAGGAAACTCTGAAGGCGGCACAATAATAAGGTCGTTGTCAATCTTACGACCGTCTAAAAGTAATCGTCTCGGGTCTGCAGGTAATAGGCTAGAACTACTAACCATAGTACCTAAGAAAGGTTTATTTAGTGTTACCGACCCGGCGTCAGTACTGACTTCAATTACCCCACTAGGACACTCATCTTCTTCTAGTTCAGGGTCCGGGCAGTCAATAGGTAGGTTGATAATAAGACTTCTACCAAGTTCATCCACAGTCATAGAAAAACTAGTACCTCGTACCGTAATACTTGCAGTAGGAGTTTTAATACTTACATTTTCTCGAGAAGTTCTAGCAATACGACCGGAAGCCATTTGAACCGTGCCAAGAGCTACTTTCATGCTCATTTTTCCCGCACCGCTATTAGGGTCATATACAAAGTCGTCTATTATTAGCTCACTCTGCTCAGTAATCTCTGCCCTAGACCCGTCTTCAAAAGTTAATCCCATTCTAGTATTAGCGGTAATAAGTTCGTCTAGCATCTCTACCGTAAAACCCATTTCAACTATGAAGCTTTCTTCAGATCTTTTTGCTTGTGCTGGATTACCTGAAAACTCAGTTACTGCACCAACTTCTCCTAGTGCTATAGTAGGTAATAAAATGAGCACTAGTACAGATTTCCACATTTCAATTCTGAACTAGGTCAACTAAATTGTTATTCCCATCTATTGTAATAGTAGCCATATGCTCACCTGCACCTGTTTGAGTTAAGTTAATAACGTTAAAATCGCTGGGCACCGTAGATCCAATGTTTATATTGTTAATTGCATCTCCGCTGTCTAGAGCGTAGTTAATTTCGTTGTTATTACCTACTAGTGTTAGGGTGTTTTGGGTGTTATTTACAATTACTCCGTTACAAGTAGTTGCATAGAGGTTCTTACAGGCAGTCACTATATTAGTATCTCCCGTAATTGTAGTTAGAAAATAGTTGTTAACTCCTCCAAAAATACTTGCTAGTATCTCATTAAAACTGCCTGTGGCGTAGTACGAAAAATCTGTACTATTAGCGTTCTGGTCAAAATACAGATCGGCAGTATTTAAATCTCCGCTCTGAAGAATATTTAAAATAATATCATCACCGCTTAGAAGTGCAGGGTCAGATTCGGCATTAACTCTATTCATACCGTTTTCTTGCAGTATGTCTACAGTTGCAGCCCCACCTGCCTGATCTATATATACTTCAGCCGCAAATACTGGACTACTTAGTAAACTAAGAAGTAATATTAACTTTTTCATTTATGCTCTACCTTTTAAAAGACCAATATCCTTTAACTGCACCTTCTTTTATCATTTCAACAACAGCCTGTTCGATTGCTACTCGCACGGCATAGTTTACCGGCTCGTTTTGAGAGTTGCCGATTTCAAGTTCGACATTCTCAGTTCCTGCCTCTATGAACTTAAATACTCCCATATTCGTGCTAGTACTTACAATTGTTTTAGATACTGCTACACTCACTAGAACTTCACCTGTCTGCACAGATACTGCTCTCATAGTAACAGTAACAACGTCTTCTCTATATTGAGTGCTAGGCCCAACGCCTAAATAGCGTGCTCCTGCACCTCCTGTTAGAGTGTTTGAGTCATAACCAATAACAGCCCCTTCTACAAGTACTCCTGCAAACATCATAGGAGCTACGGGAGTAGGGTCTTCAACGCTATCCCTAGTTTGACGAATAATTTGTCGCTCTCGTGAAAGATTTTCTAACCCTACACGCTCAACAACCTTAAACCACTTTCCTCCGCCAACTTCTTGTAGGGCTTTAATTACCCAGACTTCAGCACCTTGTGTTACTGCCGTAGAAATATTAGCGAGTCTGTCACTCGGCTTACGCTGTCCAGTTTTATCTTCAAAGCCATAAACAGCAGCTACCATCTGACCATTTTTAGGGGCCGGCAAACTGTCAAATTCTGTAGCTGCCGGTTTTACTATTTCAGGTTCTGTGGGTTCTAGCCTATTAATAATAGTAGAACAACTTGCTAGGTTAAAAGCCAGTAATAGGCTAATTACTATTTTTTTCATCAGAATGCAAACTCCCCAATTGGAGCATCAAACTCTGCTACTAGCTCTCCATTAGAATCTTCAATAGTTACGTAGATTCTATTATCTTCTCGCTTCCAATTTATTACATCTCCAAAAGGAGTTTCGGTAGTGTACCATTCTCCGTCTACTACCGTTGCACCTTCCCCAAAAAGATTATCAGCTATTTGACGGCTCAGCTGGGCATAGATTCGAGATTCTAAATTATTACGAAACTTATACACATTAGAGTTTTTTAGTTCTCGTTCTTCTTTTTCTAGTGCCGCAGTAGCGTCTGAGATAATTTTTTCTTTGCGTTGTTGTTCTAGTTGCTCTATTGTTAATACGTGTGAGCTGTATCCATTACCGCTAAACGCAGGCGAACTAAATTGAAAAGCGAGTTCACCCGCATTAGTTGTTGGAGCTATTAGTATCAACGGGAGTAGTATTAGGAGTTTCATACTCTCTCTCCTTTTGTCGTCGCTCTTGCTCTTGTAAAATCATATTTAATTTAGTATTTAAGCGTATTAAATCGTTATCTAACATACGAATACGATCAATAAGTCCAATAAGAGTCATGTGAGACTCGTTTACGACAGGGTCTACTTCTTGTGTTACCCAGGTCCAGATATAGAAGATAAAATACCCCAACCCAAAAGCAGCAATGATTGGAAATCCATATTGGCTAATCGCCGCTGCAATGTCTAGTTCCATTATTGCTCACTACTCCCAAAGAAGAAGTTGATAATTGTGGAGACCGCAGTGCCTAGTAGAAATCCTAAGATGATATTAGCAAAGTTTTCTCCGGCAGCGGGAATAGGTAGAAACGTAACTGCAAAAAAGTAAACTGCGCTTACAACACCCCAAAACCAAGCAAACCAGTATGTAAAGTGTGTAGCGACTTTATCCCCTTTAGTTACTAGGTCTACGTGTACATCTTTAAAATCTTTATCTTGTTCCGTCATTTTTTAATCCTTTCTAGCATCCTGTTGTCCGTCAGCACGCGCTATCCGGTCTAAATCAGGTCTGATATTAAAACTATTACAAATTAGCACATCAATTCGTACAAGCTCGTTATTCATAGTCTTAACTCTATTGTTGAGTGCGAGTACAAAGCCTCTTTGAGTTTTGATAGACTCTAGCACTCCCGCAAGAATAAACTTTAGAGTTAAAAATACGAAAAAACCTCCTGCAAGTGCAGAAGCTATTGGAAAACCTACGTCAGCTACTAATGCTAAAAAATCCATACTATTCCTTCACAATCCAGCGTCTAATGCCTAGAGCAGATTTAGCGGGATAAAATTCATAGGATATTATATTACTTTGATTTCCACCAAGAATAATATAGTAAAGAACTCCGTCTCGATAGACTTTACCTTTATAAAATCCTACGTGACCTTGCCAACTCTCGTCGCCTCTTGGAAATATTACTATATCTCCACGTTTAGGAGACGTTACCGGAGTTCCCCAGGCTAAAAAGCTTCGAGCCAAAAGAGGGTTATCAGACACTGATTCAGAGCCCGGTATTCCATTTCTACTTAAAATTGCGTTTACAAATGCCGCGCACCACTCATATCTTACCGGGTCAATCCCCATAAGGGATTTTAGGAATTCCCTATCACTCTTTTCATGTAATCCTACTAAAGCATTTGCGCCAGATAGCGATAAGACTGTAGTAGGTTTAGGAGTAGATATTGAGCAGCCGGCAAGTAAAAATACCAAAGCTAATACTCTCATCTTCAAAACTATTATAGCGTAAAATATAACAAAAGGCAAGTAGCAAAATTTTTTTAGTTTAGGTTGCTTGCCGTACTATTTTCTGAAAAAATACATTATCTATCTGTCCTGTCACTAAAAATTTACAATTCACAGAAAAAATTAGCTTGCATCTTACTCTCTTTTTTGTTATATTAAAACATAACAACTAATAGGAGAGCTAATGCGACAAGGTGGACTAAAACCGAAAAGTCATAGTAGTGGCGTATACTGGACTCGTGCACACTCATCTAAATCAAAAAACAGTTCTGAGGGTGAGATTGGTTTTCTTGGGTATCTACTTTTTTGGGGTGTGCTATTTCCTAGCATCTCTGTATACACTTGGATAGTAGAACAACTACGCAGAATTAGTGATAGAGGTTAGCACTCTAGATTGTGGATCTAGCGGGGGTGGTTCGATTCCACCATTCTGTACCAGTTGCGGGTATAGCTCAGTGGTAGAGCGCAACCTTGCCAAGGTTGATGTCGGGGG